GCCATATCACCTTCATAGTCATACTCACGAGGGTCTTTGGCTTCCGCCACACCTTGCTTTGGTTTGTTTTGTTTTTCTTGCCACTGTTTTTCAAATTCAGCTTTTGCGGCGGCGGCGCGCGCACGTGAGGCCTCACTACTTTGTTTGCGTTGATCCCAAGCCTGGCTTAATTTTACTGCTGCAGAGGCTCTTGCCTCATCAATTACGAGGGGAGACTGATCAGAGGTGCTTTCCATATAGGCTCTGTATTTGCTGGCCAAATGTCGTTTTGCTTGCATTTCGTCTTGTGTGCTATGTTTTATAACACCACGTCTGTCAACAACATGATATATCATTTTACCATTGTAGGGGCTTTTTTCACGTTTGATGTGCGCACGTCCAGCACCACCGGTACCTTTTGTGCCCATTCTTGTGTGCAATCTCTCGTCAATTTGTGTTGGTATGAGATCCCATTCCTTTTCCATGGCAGCGCCGCCATTGATGAAGGAATTTACATGATCCATTGCATATTGTTCGCGCGTAATTGATGCGGAAGCAGGAAATGCCCGTTGGCCACGGACAAACACCTTATAAACAACTTCTTCGGGAATATCAAATTTAGCAGCTTTGGCCTGTAAAATGATTTTTGTTTTTGTTTCGCAAATTGAGATGTTTTTTTGCAAAGATATTTGAAACGCTTCGTTGTGGCCTCCCGTCAATGTTTTTTCGGGTGGGTTGATGACAATTGGTGATTTACCACTTGGTTTCTTAACTACTACTTTTTTTGGGTCTGTATCCATTTGTACCTCTGAGGTTTACCGGGGCCTAACTCTACCGCTATTTATAATTATTTGACACCCATGCCATGACGGACATCATTATACATTTCATCTTTATGTTGTGTGGTCATCGATGCAGGAGCACCAGCACGGAAATCTTTTTTGTTTCCGGTAGCGGCATGCTCTCTCATCTTGCTTGCTGATATCCCTGTCGTGCCTTCTGCATCCGGGTCTCGTTGACCAGCAGAATGGACAGTAATGTTGTTGAAATTATATGTCCCATGTGCAGAGGCTTTGCCATTATACTTGTGTAAAAGATCGTGCATCTCACCGACCCGATCAGAGCCAGCAACAACGTGCAGATGATTAACACCTTGCTTATGCAATTCAGCAGCATGATGGAGGATAGTTGGATGTTCTTTGCTTGCTGCCTTCACATTTGTATCAGGAAATGCTCTTTTTGCATGTCTTACTTTTTGTTCTGCAGATAACGGATTCTTTTTTACGTCTTGTGAATGTGACACTACTAAAGTGTGATCCGCGTTATTTGCTTGCGCGACATCTTGTATTTTTTTAACAACAGCCTCATGACCAGATGTTATTGGGTTCATACGGCCAAACGCCAATACGTGATGCACATTGCGTTCTACAGCTTCTGAAATTGATTTGTCAAACACATTTGCAGGTGCCGGCTTTGCAATACGCGGCCGTGCATTAAAATTGTTTGCACTGAACTCAGCACGATTAACAAGTTTAGTTGGGCGCCCATTGACAATTGCGACATACCCCTCACCCGCCGTTGCCTTACCATTTGTTTGTGTGCCAACCGGTTTGTTGCTTGTTGCATCCAACCCATTAACCAAAACGTTTTTTGCATTTTGCAAATGTTTGTGCAAATTGAGACCACTTTCAATGTGTGGTTTGTCTTTGTATAATTGCTTCAACGATGTATCCAACGCATTTTGGCGAGCTGATTTTCCCTTTTCGGTTTTAAGTTTTGCTATATCTTTTGTGCCGCGTTCAGTAATATGGTTGACAAATCCTTCATGAGTTGGTGTGGTACCTTTCGCAACATTGCTATTGATAAAGGTCTTCATGTTGTCAGTATGGCGAGCCAAGGCGTTATATCCACCACCTTTTGATAGTTTCTTATGTGCTTCTTCAGCTTCTTTCATGTGCTGATCAAACTCTTTGTGGTTGCTATCCGTCATATGAGCTTGTGTTGGATCAAGATTGGGATGCATGACATGCACATCAGAATGCTCTTTGAAAGACTTGGAGGCATCTGCGCTTGGACCGGCTTTCATCGTTTCAAGATCTTTGCCTGTATATTTTGTATGTACAACAACGCCAAACTTAGATTTAGCAGCCTTTTGTCCTTCTGGTGACCCTTGTTTTGCTGTGTAGGTAATTACATTGGGCTTCCAATGAAACTCATCACCAACCTTCTCTAGATCCTTTTTACCCGAATGCATGACATCGCCTTGGTATATCCCTTTGTCGGGGGCTACTTTGGGTAAATGCGCAAGCCCTTGTTTCAATTTCTCCACAAGACCAGGTGCATGGCCATGATTTTGCTCAATATCATCAGCAGTATAATTTAGTTTTGGGTCTTTATTAAAAGCAGATTTTGAAGCAACAAAGAATTTACCTGTCACTGGATGATGCCCAAACACAATACTTGGCGACCCATCGTATTTCGTTGTGATACTGGCGTCGCTAGGTTTACCTTGCATTGCCTGATGAACGGCATGCAATGTCTTTATGGCATGATTATACCCTTCTGCGCCTGCATTGATTGGATGATCTTCAGCGTGTTCTAGGTGCTTGAGTTTGTCCTCTGATGAGGGTGCAGAAGCGTTTGCTTTTGCTTCTGATAAATATTGTGCATAAGAAAACATGTTATTTGATTGTCCCTATTTTTACATTTGCTTGAATGCCTGAAAAAGCTCCATGCGTTGGCCTGTGCTCTATTGTTGCCAAATGGTTGCCTGCATGATCATGTATTTTAACTAAACCACCCTCACCCGAAACAGAAGCAGAAAAGCTTTTTGATTTAGCAATTGATTTTGCATGGGGCAATTCATTAGAAGGTGTTGCAGATCCTTTTGTGCCATTAACATAATCATAAGGAATATCGGGAGTATCCGTTTTCATCAGATGCATTAAATGTTTTCTCTGTTCTTCGACATTGCCTGCATTGAAGGCTTGCACATGATGTTGCGCAGCCTTGTACTGAGTTTCTTTATTTATTTGTTTCACTTTGGGGTCATCGCGTTTTTCTTTTACTTCTTTTCCAGAAAGATTTTCCAGCCCGGCCTTCTTTTTGCCAGCGGCCCAGATATCTTGAAGATTTGTTTTGATTCCTGTTTTTTCACCTGTTCTATCCACGGCACCAACACTGTTGTTGCTCAATGTGCCCGATGTGGCTTTTAGAGACGCCCCATGCATTTGCCCTTGTTTTGTCTGAACCACTATGTCATGGGGGTTTTGAATACGATCGGATGGTGCGCCCGTTAGATGCCCAATCCCTTTTGATGTATGGTGTATATGTGTTATGTCTTGGGGGTCGATCTTGTGGTTATGTTTTAAGCTGTGTAGATAAGCATCAGCGGATGCTTTTGCGGTTGCTGACACCCGCTCCTGTAAGTGAGGTGGTAGTTTATGGAAAGATTCTTCACCAGCCATTCGCAAAGCTTCCATTTTGTGAACATACTCCGGATCGGTGTTACTTTTTGCACCTGTCTGGTGGTGCACATGCAATGCTGTAGCTATTTCATATGCTTTTCCAAAATGCTCATTATTTTTTGAGCTGTCTTGATCTTCTGCTAGAAAAGATTGAAAATTTATCATTTTATATTAAATTTTATTTTTAGTGCTGTTCTTAAAACGCCGCGGAGGTCGCCTTTTTTAATACCCTTTTCAGGAATATCTTTTCGATAGTACTCGACGCCATAACTTGCTAATGAAGCCGACTTTAAGTCTGTTTTAGCAAGTTTCTGAATATTTTTTATTGGTGATTCCCCTCTTCCAGTATACCACGCATATATTTGATCTTTATATGTAATTGTGAAAAAATTGTCATCTTTTTCCACAAAGTGCTCCATTAGAAGTTTGTATGTAGTATTAAGAACAGAAGAATCAGTTGATCTATAGTACGTAGGTAACTTTCCACCACGCGAAGTAACTCCTATGTCGAGTGGGAATCCTACTGTTTTGTCACCCGTCGTAATCCTATACAAATCAATACCATAAACAAATTCTGAATTTTTCCATTTTGTTAAATTACCACCATTTCCACTAGCAATTAACATAGATTTAGCCAGTTCATTTAAATAATAAAAATCGTGTTTTGCGCGGGATGCACTAAGATCAAATATAGAAACATCACTTGCTAGATTAGAAGTACCTTTAACCTCAACATTATATTTGTTTTTTTTTATTTCAAGAACAATGTCAGTTACATTGGAACCAGGCTTAGCTACGGACACAATGGTTGCACCATGAGTACTTTTAAACCAATCTGCTACCTGTTGTTGGCCAGATGCACCTGATGACACGCGAGCTTGAACCATTTTATCTCCTTTATTAAGGAGTATTTATCACATCCCAATTGCGGACTTGCTAAACAGCAAATGTGATCCCATCTTATAATCGTTCAGGAGATATTCCTCTCTCTTATTTAAGTTTGTGGCCGGCCGCTTCAACATCCATGGGATGTGCGTAAAAATGTGTTGCGTTCTTTTTTAACGTATCTTGTGTTGAGGGACCTTCATATTGACCCTTCATACCACCCGACCGATGCTGCAGTTGATCGGTTGTTTCTCTCTTGCCTCTATAGCGAGTGCGAACACCAGGGTATTGTTTTTTAAATTCTGCGTGGTGTTCAATTGGTATTTTGTTCATAGTATGCGATTGACCACCAAGTGTGATTTTTGCTCCTTTTGCGTCATTCATCTCAGCAATGAAATCTTCTACTAAATCCATACCATCATCTTTTTGCTCGTGGTATGGTTTAGTTAATTTTGCTTGTTCAGCAATAAAAGTAGCATATTTTTTGTAAATAGACATTTTTTTCCTTTTTTGTAAAAATGTTAATAGGGGGGCACTGTCTATTTATCACATTCCAATTGCGGACTTACTGAATAGCAAAGGCGATCCCATCTTGTAATCGTTCAGGAGATAATCCTTGAAACATTCAAAACGCAGGGCTGAATCTTCTTCGCCACGAGCTTCGAGTGCTAGCTGAGCTCCCTCGAGGAACTTAATTAGTGTGGAGACACGGATGTTGGGATCATCGTGGTTTGTCATCGAAGCAGGTTTCATGCGGGCAATACGTTGGTTCATAAAAGCTCTCTAAAATAACCATTATCCCACAAAAACGTGACCAAGTCAATTAAAACATTTGTTCCCACTCAAAATTTATAACTTTTTTTGACATGCGACCTGCATGCGTGGAGTTGCGCTTTTGAACAAATTTTAACAATTTTTGACGCGTTTCCGCATTTGCCCATATTCCTACTGCTGGCGTGATCAATGTGTGATCGTCGGGGTATTGTGTTGTAGCAACATCGCCAGGCATAACTTTTCTGGCATGTCGGACATATTTGATCGGCATATCATGCATCACTATATTCTTTGTGTTCTGCCTGACTGATTTTAAGAACAATCTATCACCCCAATGAATGTTTACAAACTCTTCATCATAACCACCCGATAACCAGAAATCTTTGGCATATATTACATATTCGTTTATAGAAGATACACCTCTATGCACAAATGAATAATAATTACCTCGTCGGAAAAATGTTCGCTTGCCATTGTACAGCTTCGTCAATGTTTCAATGCTGTAATTACGATCGATGTCAGAAAGCAAATTCCACCCTGTCTTTGTTTGCTTCATTAACAAATTGCGAGCACCATGAGAGTTAAACCCAATGTCTTCCTTTACGCGATATAATGACATCGATGGCAAAGGTTTGTGTTTTTCAAAGAATTTTTCAGCAGGCAATCGTTGTGATCCATCATCACATATGCTTAATTTTATATCAATGCCACTATCATTGAGCTTCCGTATTGTACGAAACCACCACAACAACAAATGCGGCTCGTTGTAGTATGTCACATTGCATGTCAGCACTTGGGTTCCCACACCTCTTTTACCCATGAGGCTTCTTTTTGGTTGCCTATAGCATTACATACATTGCAAGGTGAACCTGCTTCAAGGCGACTGCCTAACAATTTTCGACGTATTTTCATCAGCGGCTCCGACATCCATAAATCCGCAAAAGGTGTTTCGTTTACATTTCCAAAACTACCAGCAGCACGTGACCAGTCATTGCAGCAAAGTAATAATTTTCCATCCCAATCAACAAATGCTTTTGTATGAGGCAAGTAGCACGGTTTTTTGGATGCATTCTGTGGTACCCCTTTTGTCTTTACGGTACCTGCTCTGTTAGTAAAATCCTCTAATACAAAATTATATTTTGCTGACAAATGAATTGGCAACATGTTTTCAAAAGGTTTAATTTTTTCTTTCCAACGAGCATGCTGGTGTTTGTCATCGTAAACATCTAAAAACATTGACGTTAATCCTGCATCTACAAATTCTGGTAATGTATACCACCCATCATCAAGTATTTTATCCCCATTAGAATACATTTGAACGTCTAAAATTTTGCTCGATGCTATTTTTATTAATTTGAGTATTTTTTTGTTAAGAGTTGGTTCACCAAATCCTGAAAAAACTATACGCCCTTGGTAATTATGTTTGGCTAAATTATCAACAAGATTGTGCATAGTCGCTTCTGTCATATGCAAATTTTGATTTGGATATACTTCAGGATCAACACGAGGACAGAATGCACACGTTCTATTACACAATTCGGTTGGATTAACTTCAATAACAAGTAAGCCAACTAAAGGATCATTTAAAGAAATTTTCTTTACGTTGCTAAAAGTTTCTTGAGTTATTTTGGTTAAACGATTTGTTAAAGTTTCGTGCAAGTGATTTGGTAAAGGAGTAAACATCTTACCTGTTTTGTTTTCATTAGTCATGAGTAAATTCTGTCCAAACCAATTTGTGTTTAATTATTTTTAATTTTTCTAGCCACCACGATTTGGGCTGGACGGTTTGATGCGCTTTTTGCCCGTTGATAAGACGTTTTGACGACTCACGCGTCGATATGGCAAGAAACATTATTTTGTTTGTGTTTTCTGCAATGTTAATTAATACTTCATCTAAAAGATGTTCAGGAATATGTTCGAGTACATCAGTGCATATTACAAGATCGCTACGCTGTCTCCCGTTTAAATATTCTGGTTTAGAAGGATCATACAATCTCAAGTTATCAATCCCGAACAAACGTGCAAGTCCGTGCTGTTTCCAGGCTCCTGCCTCGCCACACCCATAATCTAAAACCGATTGAATATTACAAGAATTGATTATGTTTGCTATAATAGGCGTATATAATGTTATTGAAAACCCGGTAAACTTGCCTGGTTGAGCAAGAACTGTATCAAAATAAAGTTGATTGTGCTGTGCTAGCGTTTGTGTATTGATCATACTCTTCTTTCCATTTTTGGGAATACATGGTATCTTTATAATTGGCAAACCACGGTCCGCCATCTGTGTAGTGAATTGCTTTTGGTGCAGCAAGAAAGTAATAATCATCGAGAGTATTCCACTCAAGAGAAATGCTTCCTATTTCATTATCATCCAGCCAATCAAACTGATGCAGCCTACGACCAGGCGTCACAGTATTTACAAACAATGGTGTCAAAGCATGGTTAGAAGGATGTGCGTTATTAAAAACTATTAAACTGGCCCAATTTTTTCTTTTCATTGTATGCTGAACTACGCCATCCATTTTTAATACAGAATTGGGTGTATAAGCGGGGTGCTTAACAACACTAATTGCTTTTGACTTGTCTATGGAAAAAATAAGATCTTTTATATCAGCTTGAAAAAGAAAATCACAATCACAGAATATTGAGTACCCTTTATACTCCTCCATAAAAGGTATCATAAATCTCGTGTATGTGAAATCGGTCGATTGGTTGGGCTCTTTACTTCTCGTGTATTCTTTTATGTTCTGGCTTTTTAGAAATATCAAATTCGCTTCATCTATTTTTGTTCTTTTTTTAATAGAGAATTTACAAACTTGAGCAGCGATGTCTTCACGCTCATCATATCCAATATACACATTAAATTCCATGCTCAAGACTCCGAAGTAAACTTGAACCGGGCGTATAGCTGCGATATACATCGCGGTGCTTTACTATGTTGGTTCGAGCTGCTGCTATGTATGTCTCTAAATTGTCCATTAAACTTTCCGTGCCCAGATATTCTTTTAAAATACAAGCAGATAGAAACGAATTTTTTGTTAAAGATCCTCGCGAGTAAAGTATAGAGGGCACTTGCAAATATTTTGCAACCCATGCAGCCGTACCATGATACCCTACAAATACCGTTGCTCGTTGTAAAGCAGCGCACAAATCCCGTATTGGTGTTCTGTAATCAACAACAATTACACGCCCTTTTTTTGATAAAGAAGAAATTATATCAGGCCAATTATTTGCAACAGGATCTTTCCAACTTTTTCCATATTGCTCGAGCGTCATTGTATTGTTTGTTGTGCTATTGACAACAAAGAATCCATCCTGCCAACGACGAATTAACGATGATTGCCAATAATTATGAAACGGGTCATCCGCTACACTGTCCCAATCATAGTTGCTATGATTTATATCTAAAGGATTATTGAACTTGTGGATAAGAGTAACATCTGTTTTTGATTTAGCTGCTGCTTGATATAAAAAACTAGCGCGCTCCCATAACGTCTCCGGATCAGAAAAATGAATCTTTTTAAGCGGGCCATCATTCCATCGAAAAGTTAAATGAATTTTTGTGTTGAGTTTGGCGGATAAATTATGCGCATAACAAATTGGTGATACGATGTCGCCATAACCAACTTTGCCCTTCCATTGTATATCAATCACGAGAGTCGAGTGTGATCATTAGTGCGTAGAAGTTTTCTTTTCTTGTAACAGGAGGAATGTGCGGCTGTGCTGAGAAAGAAAACTCATCACTTCTTTTTGATGTATAGCAATTGACTGTAAACGGTTTCATCTCTTGTATTGCTTTTGTTATTCTTGCAACATGCTCTGTTCCTGTTACATCCTCAATCACATACACCTTTGTCCAGCATGTATGCATCACTCTAAAGGTTTGAATTATTCCTTCAGGAGTATGATCACCATCATCAATTATTAAATCATAACCATTTCCAACCAAAGCTCTGGTTTCTAGTTGACGTGAGTCCGCCTCTAAAAATACTAGTGCGGGATTCATTGCGGTAAATTTTGGATGAGAGGGTGGTAAATTGATGTCTACACTCAATATTTTAGAAGCAGAAGGGTGCATCATTGACCACGCCAAAGTTGACTCACCTCTAAGCACACCAATCTCCATCATTGTGTTTATTGGACCTGTTTTTTTGAATACATCTTCATACAGTCGACCATATCCATGCACCCTCGAGCCCTTATCTGTTCCACATTGATCAAACACTTCGATTATGTTTTTACTTGTTAGTTCCATTTTTTACCTTCTCATTTTGTAATACTGTTTTGCAAATAAATGCGTTTGCTTCGGTGCTCGTTTGTACATATGCACACTTGCATATATGCTCAAAGCGATGTATCATTATAATATTGAACCCCTCATGGACGCTTAAATTTACTATCCAATCGTTGACGAACACAGGCTGATAGGAAATAAAACGTTTCATTTGCTATATATGCTGGTTTTTTTATTTTCAATGTACATTGCATACAACAAATATTCTAACGAACTAGCTTCAATTTCCCATGGCAAATCATAATAACTAATGTCTTCTGTTTGTATTTTGTTTTTGTGCCATTTGGTTTGATCATCTTTTAATTCGCAGTGGGCAAATTGTTTCATATGGACAAATTCATGCGCAAGCGTTTGCAACATTGCACTGCGTTTTTGACGTTTTATTTCTATTTCAAATGTTCGTGGTTTACCCCATTTATTGTAATCTGTTACAAAACACGTGCCTAGATTTTTGATTGCAGTTTTTATTCTCACATCAACTGTTAGATGAGGTCTAAGATGATATGAAAAAAGTTCTTTTGCAAAAAAGTCAGAAGCACAGATTAACTCTTGCTCAAAATCTTTATCTTTACATTTGTGTATATTAACAATCATGCTTCATTTGATTTCTTATGCGTCAGTCAAGCATGTTCCATACATCGACGGGAGAATTGAACAGAAACCTTATGATTTGGGCTGATGTCGTTATAGCAAACACTAGTAACGTTGTGGGATATATTACACACCAAGTAATTGATTTTGCAAACATTAACTAAACCCTTTAAAAGTTTCTTTAGAAAATTTCTTATCCATGCTCAAATTGTGCGAACCAGAATCATCGACAATATCGTGCTGAGCACTTTGCTCCGCATTAAATAATCTCATTTTTGCTTTATCAATTCCAACAACAAACCGTTTCATAAAAGTTGGGTCAGCATATCTATTTTTCAATTGCTTAAACATTATCTGATTCAACCCTTCCAACTCTTCCGATGACATCATTGCTATCATAAAATCAACTGTTGCTGGTAAACCAAACGACTCAGATGTGTCCTCAAGACCAATATCAGAACTTGTGAATCCCGAACGCGTTGTTTGGGTTGCTGAAACAATTGGTACATTGAATTCAACCGCCAATCCTCTTATTTCCTCTGCAATTGCTTTAATATACGTATAGGAATTAATTGTTGCACCTTGTTTCATTCTGCTTGAGCAACAAATGTTCAAATAATCAACGTAAATAATATCCGGTTTAAATTTCTTCTTTAGCCTCAACTCGTTTAAAAGATGCCGGAAATTAGCTGCACCTGCTGAACCAGTCGGATATTCTTTTATTTTAAGTTTGCCCTTGACCTTCTCACTCATACGCTGCACTTTTGCTTGAAACGTGTCTCTTGGCATAAATGCCAGCTGATCAAGATTGATGTTCATTAAATTAGCATCAATTCTCTCTGCTATCCTTTCCTCTGCCATTTCCATGGTTATGTACAACACATTCTTACCAGCTGTCAAGTTTGCAGCAGCACAATGGCACATGAATAACGATTTACCTACTCCTGTGCCAGCAAGCACTACATTAAGCGTTTTCCTAGGCAATCCACCTTTTGTTATTTTATTCAAATAATCAATATCGAAGGGAACGCGCTCCTCTTTTCTATGATAGAACTCATACCGCTCTTCTGCATCATCAAAAAAATCATGCCCAATATGCGTATCAAAAGATACCGCCAACGCCTCTTCTAAAAGACTGGGAATTGCTCCTTTTGACGTACCACCTGCTTTATCATCAAGAATTTTAATTGAATTGGATATAGCATTAAATATAGCTCTGTCTTTACAATGATCCTCTGTCTGATCGACCAACCAATCCAAATCAGCTGGTTGATTCTCCATAGATTTGACATACAGCTGAAGTGATTTGTTCTCATCTTCATTGATATTTATCAATTGATCAATCTCAATTGATAGGGCTGTGACATTGGGAAACGAGTTGTACTTGTTTACATAATTGCTTATTAAATCAAAAACAATCCTATCACTTTTATTAGAAAAATATTCAACCTTCAAAAAAGGAATGACCTTACGGCCATATCCTTCATTAAAAACTAAGTT